TATATTTTCAAAATAAATACCCCCCTATACCCCAAAAAATCCCAGTAATTCATGTCAAGCCTTTGACACACACGGGCGAAAAAAAGCCCCGCGCCTTTTGGGCCGGGGCGGAAGTTGCAACCTGCAACAGAGAGGAGAAAGCATGGACCAACTTGCGTACATGCCGGTTGCGAATATACACTCCGCGCTATTCGGTCACAAGCCCCGCTTGGAAATGCTTGAACACTTGCTGGATTTCACCCCGCCTCCTGCCACGCCGCAGAGCGTGGTTCCTTTAACTCAGGCCACGCCAGACGACATCGTCGGCGCTCAGCTAAATACTGCTGACTGGTTGGAGAAAATGGGGGCGCCCACAACAGACCAAGCCCAAGCCGCAGCCGCCACTGCTGCCGCCCAACAAGCGTTTTCCGCGCTGACCACCCAAACCCCCGAGGAACAGCGCAAGGCGCTGATGCAGTTGAAGACCCCGCCTGCCGTTCGGCACCTGACGGGGATGCTGACCGCCTATGACTGGGAGTTTGTGGAGCAGGCCAAGGAGCTTCGCGGCTACGCCGTGAGCCAAATCCTTGAGGAAACCAAGCATCCCGACGCAAAAATCAGGCTGAAGGCGCTCGACATGCTCGGGCGGGTGACGGAGGTGGCGCTGTTTACAGAGCGGGTGGAAGTTAAAAACAACACCCTGTCGGACGCCGAGATCGAAGCCAAGATCAAGGACAAGATCAACCGCTTCATGCAGGTCACGGACGTGATTGATGTGGCGGAAAGCCAGGATGTAGTGGACGAAACGCCCGCTCAAGCCCCGGAAACCCCGGATGAACCTGCAGAATCTAACTAGCCTGACCCCGCGCGAGCTTGCGGCGCTCCAGGCGGCGTTGCCGACGCTGTCTTTGGCAGAAAAAGTCGAGCTTTTTGAGGCTCTGGAGGAAAAAGAGCGTCGTCTGTCTAGAACCCTGGCCAAAACCAGCCTGATTGAGTTCGCCAAGCACGTCTATCCGGGGTTCAAGGTGGGGCCGCACCACAAAAAGCTGGCGCGCATCTTTGAAGATGTGTTGGCGGGCAAGAAAAAGCGGGTGATCATCAACATCGCCCCGCGTATGGGTAAGTCCGAGTTCAGTTCTTACCTGTTCCCCGCATACTTTCTGGGGCGCTTCCCAGAGAAGAAGATCATCATGGGCACGCACACAGCGGGCCTGTCCGAAGACTTTGGTCGGCGCATCAGAAACCTGATCGCCAGCGATGAGTACGCCGAGTTGTACCCCGAAACCTGTGTTGCCGAAGACCAAAAAGCCGCCGGGAAGTGGTCAACCTCCAAGGGAGGCCAGTATTACGCTGCTGGTGTCGGTGGTGCTCTGGCTGGTCGCGGTGCTGATCTGTTCGTTATTGACGATCCTCATTCTGAGCAGGATGTAAAAATAAATTCGAGACTGGCCTTCGATACGGCGTGGAACTGGTTCCAAACAGGCCCGCTGCAACGCTTGATGCCGGGGGGCGCCATCATCGTCATCATGACGCGGTGGTCGCTGCTCGACCTCACTGGCCGTCTGATTGACTACCAGACCAAGAACCCCGACGCCGACCAGTGGGAGATCGTGGAACTGCCCGCGATCCTGAATGAAAACACCGACACAGAGAAATCCCTCTGGCCAGACCAGTGGCCACTGGATCAACTCAAGTCCAAAAAGGCCAACCTTGACCCGAGGTTCTGGAACGCGCAGTACATGCAGCAGCCTACGGCAGACTCCTCTGCCATCGTGGGGCGGCATCACTGGCGGATGTGGCCAAAGGACGATCCGCCCCGGTGCGAGTACGTGATCCAGTCCTGGGACACGGCGTTCGAGACAAAAACCACCTCCGACTTCAGCGCCTGCACCACGTGGGGTGTGTTCTATAACGAAGAGGAAGGGGATTCTCCCCAACTCATACTCCTCGATGCCTTCAAAGACCGGATGGCGTTTCCCGAACTCAAGCAAGTCGCGCTCAAGCACTACAAAGAGTGGGAGCCGGATGCGTTCATCGTGGAAAAGAAGGCAGCGGGTGCGCCGCTGATCTACGAACTCAGAAACATGGGCATCCCCGTGGCTGAATACACACCGTCGCGCGGCAACGACAAGGTTGTGCGGATGAACGCGGTGGCAGACTTGTTCTTCTCTGGGAAAGTCTGGGCGCCCGACACGCGCTGGGCCCGGGAGGTGATCGAGGAGATGGCGGCGTTCCCTGTAGGCGAGAACGACGACTTCGTGGACACTACGACACAGGCGCTCCTGCGCTTCCGTCAAGGGGGCTTTGTAAGTCTGGAATCAGACGAACAAAATGAACGCTACTTCGCGCCACGCAAGGCGGCGTACTACTGATTAGGAAAGGCCAGACATGGCAACGAACATCGACAAGGCGCTGTACGGCGCGCCCGTGGGTCTGGAAGAGATGGCGCAGGCTGAGCCTGAGTTGGAGATCGAGATCGTCAACCCGGACGAGGTCAATATTGGCATCGATGGCTTAGAAATCTCACTCACCCCGGAGGAGCCCGAGGGTGGTGGCTTCGATGCCAACTTGGCCGAAGAGCTTGACTCGTCCTTCATCGAAGGACTCGGCTCCGACCTGTCCGCAGACATCACCCAAGACGTGGGCTCCCGCAAGGAGTGGGAGAAGGCGTACGTCGATGGCCTGAAGCTGTTGGGCTTGCAGATCGAAGAGCGGACGGAGCCGTGGAACGGCGCATGTGGCGTGTTCCACCCGATGATCACGGAGGCCGTGGTCAAGTTCCAGTCTGAGATGATCACCGAGACGTTCCCCGCACAGGGCCCGGTGAAGACCAAGATCATCGGCAAGGACACGCCCGAGGTGAAAGAGGCCGCTGTCCGCGTCGAGGACGACATGAACTTCGAGTTGACCGAGGTCATGAAGGAGTTCCGGCCTGAGCACGAGCGCATGCTCTGGTCGCTGCCCGCTACGGGCTCGGCGTTCAAGAAGGTGTATTACGACCCCAATTTAGGAAGACAAGTTTCCATGTTCGTGCCTGCGGAGGACATCATCCTGCCGTACGGCGCCACCGACATGGACACCTGCTACCGCCTGACGCACGTCATGCGGAAAACCAAGAACGACATCATCAAGCTGCAGGCGGCTGGGTTTTATAGAGATATAGAACTGGGCGAGCCCGACAAGAACAAGACCGACATTCAGCAAGCCAAGGACAAAGAGACGGGCTTCCGCGATCTCAACGACGACCGCTTCACGCTCTTCGAGATTCACGTAGACCTGAACATCAAGAAAGACAAGTACGGCGAAGGAGAAGACTCCGAGATCGCACTGCCGTACGTCGTGACCATGATCAAGGGCACGAACGATGTGTTGGCCATACGGAGAAATTGGAGTGAGGACGACCCACTCAAACTCAAGCGCCAGCACTTCGTGCACTACCAGTACGTCCCCGGCTTCGGGGCGTACGGCTTTGGTCTGTTCCATCTGATTGGCGGGTTCGCTAAGTCTGCGACGTCTCTGATGAGACAACTGGTGGATGCGGGTACGCTGAGCAACCTCCCTGGCGGACTGAAGAGCCGAGGGCTGCGGATCAAGGGAGACGACACCCCCATTGCTCCGGGCGAGTTCCGCGACGTGGACGTCGCTAGTGGCAACATCCGCGACAGCATCCTTCCTCTTCCCTATAAAGAACCCTCTGGTGTTCTGTATCAACTCCTCGGCAACATCGTCGAGGAGGGACGCCGCTTCGCTGCCACCGCAGACATGAAGGTGGCCGACATGTCTGCGCAGGCGCCCGTGGGTACGACCCTGGCCCTGCTCGAACGCCAACTCAAAGTCCTCACCGCCGTCCAGGCCCGTACGCACTTCTCGCTCAAGCAGGAGTTCAAGCTCCTGAAGAACCTGATCCGCGACTACACGGACCCGGACTACACCTACGATCCCGAGTACGGGACGAAGCGTGCCAAGCAGGCTGACTACGACTTGGTGGACGTGATCCCCGTCAGCGATCCCAACGCTGCCACGCTGTCGCAGCGCGTCGTTCAGTTCCAAGCTGCCATCCAGATGGCGCAGATGGCTCCGCAGATTTACAACCTGCCCGAGCTTCATCGGGGGATGTTGGAGGTGCTGGGTATTAAGAACGCCGAGAAGATCGTGCCGCTGGAAGAAGACCAGAAGCCCATTGACCCGGTCACCGAGAACCAGAACATCCTCAAGCTCAAGCCCGTCAAGGCGTTCTTGCATCAAGACCACGACGCTCACATCGCCGTGCACAACATGATGATGCAAGACCCGATGATTGCCGCGCAGTTGGGACAGAACCCACAGGCGCAGCAGTTGGCTGCTGCCTTGCAAGCGCACATCGCTGAGCACATTGGCTTTAAGATGCGCAAGCAGATCGAAGCGCAGTTGGGCATGCCCCTGCCTCCCGAGGACGAGAAGCTCCCGCCGCAGGTGGAGATCGCGCTGTCCACCATGATGGCGCAGGCGGCGAATCAGGTCGTGGCTCAGAGCCAGCAGCAGGCCGCGATGATGCAGGCCCAGCAGCAAGCGCAAGACCCGGTGATCCAGATGCAGCAGCAAGAACTGGCGCTGCGTCAGGAAGAGTTGAAGCTCAAGGCGCAGAAGATCATGCTCGACGCCTCGGCGATGGCCGACAAGCAAGAGCTTGAGCAGGAGCGGGTCAAGGGCGACCTGCAGCTTCGCGCTATGAAAACGCAGGCTGACATCGAGAAAGACAAGGCGATGCTCGTCGCGCAACAAGAACGTGAAGGTGTCCGCATGGGCATCGACATCGCAAAGGCCAAAGCGCAAGAGGCCCAACAACGACGAAGGGAAACGCCCACTAAATGATCCAAGACTTCGCACGCGTATTGCGCGAACAAATACGCACCGACATGAACAACTACGCCGATGACTTGGCGGGGGGTTCGTGTCGCACTTTTGAGGAATACCAGAAGCTCTGCGGCGTCATCCAAGGTCTGGCGATGGCAGAGCGTTACATCCTTGACCTTGCAAAGAAAGCCGAAGATGCAGACGAGTGAAGCGGGAATCATCCTCCCCCCAGGCATCAGCCTGCCCAAGACCATTCAGCCCAAGGACGAACAGGACGAGAACATCGCTCCTGAAGAGAAGGCCACAGCCCTTCCCGAGCCTGCAGGCCACAAACTGCTGTGCATCGTGCCGGACGTTTCAGACACGTTCGAGAACTCCAGCCTGATCAAGGCCGACACGTACATGAAGCAGGAAGAACACGCCACCACGGTGCTGTTCGTACTCAAACAAGGCCCCTCGGCCTACAAAGACCCCGAGCGTTTCCCTACGGGGGCTTGGTGTAAACCCGGAGATTTCGTGCTGGTGCGTACCTACTCGGGTACCCGGTTCAAGATTTTCGGCAAGGAGTTCCGTCTCATCAACGATGACCAAGTTGATGCTGTTGTGCAAGACCCTCGCGGACTCACCCGCGCTTGAAGGAGTGAAAGATGGCAATTGACAAGGAAGAGTACAAGTTCCCTGACGAGCAGGAGAACGAAGTCAAAGTCGAGACTTCGGGTGAAACCGAAGTCGAGATTGAGGTCGTAGACGACACGCCCGAGCGTGATCGTGGCCGTAAGCCTCTGGAGCGGGAGGTCGCTGACCCGACCGAAGAAGAGATTGAGTCTTACTCGGCCAACGTGCAGTCGCGGATCAAGGAATTGACCCACGCACGTCACGACGAACGCCGTCAAAAAGAGGCTGTAGCCCGGGAAAAAGCCGAGCTTGAGCGTCTTGCACAGCAGTTGATTGATGAAAACAACCGACTGAAGCGCAGTTACAACGAAGGCCAGGAGGTTCTGGTTTCAAGCGCCCGCAAGGAAGCGGAGACAGAACTGGAAACTGCCCGTCGAAACCTCAAGGCCGCACAGGAGGCGTTTGATACTGACGCCATCATTGCGGCCCAGGAGGAGCTTGCTGCGGCCAAGTGGCGAGTCGAAGAAGCAAAAAGATTCCGTCCGCAGGCTTTACAGCCCACGGAAATTCCGGTACAAACTCAACAACAACCGCAAACTCAGGTTCAACCCGACGAGAAATCCCTGCGCTGGCAGGCAAAAAACCAGTGGTTCGGGCAACCGGGGTTTGAGGAATACACCAGCTACGCACTAGGGCTGCATCAAAAGCTAGTCACCGGGGGCACTGATCCCCGCTCCGATGAGTATTTCGACCAGATCGATGGTCGCATGAAGTCGAAGTTCCCCGAGTTATTCGGGAACGAAGACAAGCCGAGAACGGGTGAGGTTCAAAAGAAACCCACAACGGTCGTGGCTCCCGCCACTCGTACTACGGGTGTCGGAAAAATTCGACTGACTCAAACGCAAGTTGCGTTGGCGAAAAAGCTGGGCCTGACCCCGCAGCAATACGCTGCACAAGTGGCAAAACTGGAGAACCAAAATGGCTGAAACTCAAAACCGTATCCCCCGTGACATGCAGTCACGCGAAAAATCTGCTCGTATGGTGTACACACCTTCGAGTTCACTGCCCGATCCGACACCTGAGCCGGGTTATGTGTATCGCTGGGTTGCGACGCACGTCCTGGGACAGTCTGACCCCACCAACGTATCCAAAAAGATGCGCGAGGGTTGGGAGCCGGTGAAGGCGGTTGACCATCCTGAACTTATGCTGCCGGGTAACGAGAAGACCGGGAACGTGGAAATTGGTGGCCTCATGCTCTGCAAGATGCCCGCTGAACTCGCACGCTCACGGGACGACTATTACGGGCGTCAAGCACAGGCTCAGATGGACTCAGTGGACAACCACTTCATGCGAAACAATGATCCACGGATGCCGTTGTTCTCGGACCGCAAGTCCAGCACGACGCGCGGAGGTGGGTTTGGTTCTGGTTCAAAGTAACTTAGGAGTCCTTAAATGGCATCTACTGCTGCTCCCTACGGCCTACGGGCTGTAAACCGAGTTGACGGTCTGCCGTACGCAGGCGAAACGCGTCAGTTTCTGATTGACCCCGCCGGCTATTCGAGCAACCTCTTCTACGGCCAAGTGGTGAAAATCCACACTGACGGTTACATCCGCCTCGTGACTGAGACTGGTGGCACCGGCGACGCATTCCCCGCTGGCACCATCGGTGTCTTCGTGGGCTGCTCGTACGTCAACGCGCAAGGCCAGACGGTCTTCTCGCAGTACTATCCCTCGGGTTCGCTGAACGCTGTGGCCTACATCGTTGATGATGACCGCGCCGTGTTCCAAGCCCAGGCCGATGGCCCTGTGACGCAGACTCAACTGGGTCAAAACATGCTCTTCGCCGCTGCTCAGAGCGGTACGGCAGGCACGGGTGGCTCCACCACCTCGGGCAATTCGCTGTCGGCACTGAGCGCCACGACGCAAGCTGGCACTGCTGGTTTCCGTCTGG